CGGTTTCATCAGGTAGTGTTTCTGTTGTTGATTGGGGATTTGTTAAAAAACGAACTTCGGCTGAACTTTGGATTGCTGGAGACAGGCTTAGAGGAGGCTCATATTTATCTTTCGATACAACTTCAGCAGAAGCTTCCAATGTTTTCCAATGGGACAAACAAAACGCATTTGTTACCAATGTTGATGATACTCCATCTTCGTTTATTGGTTATTCCTTCCGCCGTGCCCCTAGCTTCTTTGATGAGGTTTGCTATACAGGGACAAATGTTAACAACCAAGCCTTTACACATAATTTAGGTGCTGTGCCTGAATTGATGATTATTAAAATGCGGGTCTTTTCTTCAGGTACTGGTTTTTGGTTTGTTTATTCATCTACTTTAGGATATACAAATTATCTGCTGCTAAACAGTACAGACGCTAGTGCATCTGCTGGAATATTTGGCAGTCAGAATCCTGATTCCTCATCATTCTATGTTAGCGGTGGAGCTAATATAAATAGCACAGCAAGCCAATATGTTGCCTACCTATTTGCCACTTGCGCAGGTGTTTCCAAAGTTTTCTCATACACAGGCAATGGTTCATCACAGACAATAAACTGTGGCTTTACAGGTGGGGCGAGGTGGATTCTCATTAAGCGCACCGACTCTACAGGGGACTGGTATTGTTGGGATTCGGCTAGAGGAATTGTGAGTGGGAATGACCCGCACCTTAGCCTCAATACAACAGCCGCTGAAGTAACATCTGATGACACAATTGATACAGACTCAACTGGCTTTGTAGTTAATCAAGTGGCAGCAACGAATGTGAATGTATCTTCTGCAACCTACATAGGGCTTGCCATAGCTTAAGGAAACAAAATGCAAATCAGAACACAATCAGGACAAGTAATGTACGAAGCAGAATTTCGTGCATACACAAAAGCCAATGGTGGCCCATCATGGGACATAACAACAACTGAAGTCTTAGAGGCTTTGGGTGCTGATGTAGTCTTTGAAGGCCCACAAGCTACAGGTGGTACTGTTTACCAATACTCTCAAGCCTCTGGTGTTGAGCAGATTGATGGCAAGTGGTACACAAAGTATGTTCTTGGCCCTGTCTTCATTGACCAAGTGGTTGATGGTGTAACTACTACTGCTGCTGAACAAGAGACTGCTTATAAGGCTCAGAAAGATGCTGAACAGGCTAAGAGTGTTCGTCAGACCCGTGATGATAAACTGACAGAAACTGATTGGAGATTTCGTAGCGATATGACTCCATCACAAGAGTGGAAAGACTACTGCCAAGCATTGAGAGATATTCCTTTGCAAAGTGGTTTCCCTTGGACTATTACTTGGCCTGTTGAGCCACAATAAGGAGCAATCATGGCTGTAACTAGCGCACAAATTGTAGATTTTCTGCTTGCTAATCCAGGCATGACTGATGCCGAGATCGTCACGGCTATGGAGACTTATGGAGTTTCTCCTGCTCAAATGGCTCAAGCTGTTGGCTTAGATGAAGGTGCGGTTGCGGCTCGTGCTGCGGCTACAGTTCCTCAAGGACAGACTATTACCCTTGGCGACACTATTGTTCAACCTGTATATCAAACTACTGGTTCTGGCATGGATCAGCAAATTGGTGGACTTGAGAATGTTATTACCTACAAAGCTACTGATAACAGGGCAGGTGGAGCGTATACCCAATACACACCTACTGGTGAAGTAGAGAAAACTGGCACTCAACAAGAAGTTAAAAGTGGTCTAAAAGAGTTTGCACTAGGTGCGGCTGTACTCTTTGGATTGCCAACTTTATTGAATGCAGGTGCGGCTGGTGCTCCTGCAATAGGAAATGGTGCTTTCTTAGGTGAGGGCGTCGCTTCAGGTATTCCAGCCTTTGATACAGCTTTTACAGCGGCGGGTGGGGCATTTAACCCTGCTTTTGGTTTGCCTATTGGTAATGGAGCGTTTTTAGGCGAGGGTGTTTTGTCAGGAGTCCCTGCATTTGATGCGGCTTTAGCTAATGCTACTGTTGGCGCAACTGGTTTGACAGCGGCTCAAATTGCGGCATTAACTGCTCAAGATTTAGCTATAGGAGGCGGTGCTTTAGCAGGGACACCACCTGCAACTATACCTGGCTTGCTAACTCCTGCTGCGACTACAACTGCGGCTACAGCACTTACACCTGCGGCATTAACACCTGCGGCTACGGCAACTACTATCCCTGCGGCTACAACTGCCGCAACTCTTGCCACAACCGCTGCCACAACAGGTCTTACAACAACTCAAGTAGCTGACTTAGTAAAAACAGGGTTAACAACTGCACAAATTGCTAATTTGTTTTCAGCAGGAGCAACTACTGCGGCTGGTCTTCTGCAACAACAAACGTCTAAAGAAGCGGCTCAAAAAGCCCAAGCAATGATTGACAGAGAGACTGCTGCTGCCAAACAAGCGGCTCAGTTCAGACCTATTGGAATGACTACTAGGTTTGGTGCTTCTCAGTTTGGTTTTGATCCCGTAACAGGTCAATTGACTAGCGCAGGATACACTTTAAGTCCCGAAGCTAAAGCGGCTCAAGATAGATTCGTCAAACTAGCTGAGTCTGGTATTCAACAAGCAGAAGGCGCTCAGAAAGCCTTTGAACCACTCCAAACAGGCGCTCAGAGTTTGTTTAAACTTGGTCAAGGTTATCTTGCTGAAAAGCCTGAAGATGTTGCCAAGAACTATTTAGCTTCTCAAATGGCTTTGTTGCAACCAGGCAGAGAGACTGAACTTGCTAATCTGCAAAACAGACTCCAACAACAAGGTCGTGGTGGTTTAGCGGTTGCTCAAGGTGGTGCTTTGGGTGCTACAACACCTGAACTACAGGCTCTGTATAACGCTAGAGCGCAACAAGAGGCTCAATTGGCGGCTAATGCTCAACAGTATGGTCAACAAAATGTGTTGTTTGGTGCGGGTCTATTGGGTCAAGGCTCACAAGCTATGGGTCAATACTATGGTGGTCAACAAGCGGCTTATGCACCTTATACGACTGCTTTGGGACAAGTTCAAGGTCTTGAGACTGCTGCACAACAACCCTTCCAATTGGGCGTTGGTCTTGGTAAAGAAACGTCTACAGCAGGTTACAACGTAGGTCGTTTAGGCTTAACGGGTGCGGGTCAAAGCGTTGCTCTAGCTACTGGTGCAGATGCCACTAGAAACCCATACGCCTCTGCAATAAGTGGTTTGGCGGCTAACCCTGCATTGGGGCAATATGTGGGTGGCTTGTTTAGTGGTGTACCGCCCGTTACGGCTATGAGTGCGCCAGCAACAACATTTGGTACTGGTACTTATTATGGCAACCAAGACCTCATGTCTCAATTCTTGTAAGGAATCATCATGGCAGAAAATATCGTAGCGGGTTTGTTTGGGCTGACTCCTGAAATGTATGGTGAGCAACAACGTAGAAGTGCTTTGCGTGAGGGTATTGATTTTGCTAAACTGACTCCTGGTGAAGCGGGTGCGGCAATGACCTATGCAGGTGCTAGAGGTCTTGGTGGTGCTATTGCGGGTGCTTTAGGTGTAGAAGACCCACAACTAAAGATGATTAGTGCTAGAAACGCTATTGCTCAACAGATAGACCAGAGTAATCCTGAGTCAATCTTAAAAGGCGCTCAGATGTTGGCACAAGCTGGCGACCAACAAGGTGCTATGGCTTTGGCTCAATATGCTCGTCAAGCGCAGAGTGAAATGGCTCAAACACAACAAAGACGTGCGGCAGAACAATCATCTTTAGCTACTGCGGCTAAGACTCAACTTTCTATTGACCAAGAGAAACAATTGCGTGATGAGTTGTCAAAACTTCCTAAAGATGCTACACAAGAGGACATTCTTGCAGTATTAACTAAGTATGGTTCTCCAGATAGAGTTATTGCGGCTTTGACTGCATCTGCAAGCAGAACAGAAGCCACACAAGCTAGAACTGCAACATCAGAGGCGGCTAATCTAGCCAAGACTGAAGCTGCTAAAACTGCGGCTGATGCTGCGCTAGAAAGAGCTAAAGTTGCGGCAGATGCACAGATTGAGGCGGCCCGTGAACGTGGTGCAACAGCAGTACAAATTGCTCAATTGCAAACGCAAACTAAGAGAGATTTAGCACAACTTGCTATTTCTCTAAAAGAATCTGCTTCTGCTGAATTGCTTACTCCTAAAGAGAAGCAAAAGCGTGAATCAGCATATCCACAGGCAACTTCTGCTATCAATAGTTTTGAAACCAAAGCTGATTCATTTGTCAAAGACATTGAGAAGCTAAGAGATAGCCCTGGTCTTTCAGAAATCACAGGTATTGCGGCAGGTCGATTGCCTGGCATTACAGCAAATGGTCGTGCGGCTCAAGCCCTATACGACAAGATTGTTGCCAAAGGTGGTTTCCAAGCCTTACAAGACCTTCGTGATGCGTCTAAAACAGGTGGTGCTTTGGGTAATGTGTCTAATCAAGAGGGTAAGCAACTTACTGCTTCATTTGCTGCCATTGATCGCAGACAAGATGCTAAAGATGTTAGAGCCGCACTTGACCAAGCTATTGGCGACATTCAGGGTTCTAAGACTCGTTTGAAAGAAGCGTACGATTTGACGTACTCGTACAAGGCTGAACAACCTAAGAAAACGCTTTCTGGTGAAGATCGGCAAGCCTTAGATTGGGCAAACAAAAACCCAAATGATCCTCGTTCTGCACAAATCAAGAATCGTTTAGGAGAAAAGTAATATGGCTGAATTTGACCCTGATGCATATCTTGGTAAGACAACAGAGTTTGACCCTAATAAATACTTAGGGGTTAAGCCCCAAGAGTCTGATGAAACTGCTCGTTTAGCGGCAAGATTTCCTGCTCCTCCTTCTGCTCAAATACCTGGCTATGGGAAGCCTATACCTGCGGCTAAAAATGAACAAAATTTAAGTCTAAGCCAGTTGCTTTATCGCAATATCGCTAGACCAGTAGTTGCCCCTACAGTTGAGGCACTTGGTGCTGTTGGCGGTGGCTTGTTAGGAACTCCAGCAGGGCCACCAGGTATTGTTGGTGGTGCAGGTTTAGGCTATGGCATGGCTAAAGAAGTCTTAAAACTAGGTGATATTTACCTTGGTGGCATGACTCCAGAACAAGCCCAAACACAACCTGTTAAGAACGTCCTTGAAGGCGCTACCTATGAAGCGGGTGGTCGTGTTGTTGGTCAAGCAGTAAGTGCTGGCATTGGCAAAGTAGTAGATTTATTTAATGCTCCTGCACAAAAAGCGGCTACTTTGGCTCAATTGTCTCTTGGTAAAGACCTTCCTGATGTGCTTGCTGCACTTAAGAAAGCTCCTCCCAATGCGAGTGTTGCTGAAATAACAGCTTCTGTTAACAATCCTAAATGGCAAGCATTGATTGATGATGCACTGCAACAAGACCCACAATTCTTACGAAAAGTTAGACTATTCAATGAAGACGAATCTTTAAAGGCTTTGTCTAAATTAGCGGGTGGCGAGAATGCGGCTGAAGTTCGTTCTATTGCTGAAAAAGCAAAGGATGCCCTAAATGCCATTACAACCCCATCAAGAGAAGCCGCATTAAATCGTGCAAATCTTGGTAAAGCAGTTGCTGAATATGAAGCAAAAGCAGGAGCGTTGAGTGGTGAGGCAGCCGCTAAAGTCGCTGATGTTCGCAGATTGATTGAAGCAGGTGAACTAGCAGAGGCAGCAGGTCGCCTTGAGTTAATTAAGAAGGGTATTCCTGTTGGCTTTACAAGGTATACCTACAAGGGTGATTTAGCTTTAATGGCAGACAATTGGGCGGCAAAAGCTGCAGATGCTTCTTTAGACTTAGGTCAGGGTGTTCGTTTTGCACAAGGTGCGGCTGATGCTTTGCGATCTGTTGGCATCAAACCACTTGAAGGTGTTGCTTTATCTCGAAGAATTTCATCTATTGCTAACAATCCAAAGTTTGCGGGTGATGATGTACTTGTTGGCGCAGTAAAGAATGTTGCTGATGACATTGCAAGGTGGACAAACAATGGCGGTGTAGTAGATGCGGTGGCTTTGGATGCCATTCGTAAAAACTCTGTGAATGCGGCTATTCAGAAACTAAGACCAGGCATTGATGCTACATCGCAGAGAAACCTTGCTTCTACAGTTTTAGGTAACATTAGACCTCTTATCATTGATGCAATTGAAGAAACTGGTGGAAAAGGTTATCGCCAATACCTTACTGATTACACAAAAGGCATGGAAAAGATTGCCGAGCGTAAACTGACAGGTGAAGCACTTAAACTTTGGAAAACCAATAAAGATGGCTTTGTGCGTTTGGTTCAGAATGAGACTCCTGAAGAAGTTGAGAGAATTCTTGGGCCAGGGAAGTACAACATTGCTACCGAGTTGGCAGATTCAAGTTTGTCTGTGTTGCGAGATCAAGCACAAAAACGATTGACTCAAGTATCTGTTGGAGAGCAAGTTAAAGAAGGTCAAGCCGCACTTGCACAACTGTTAAAACAACAAACTTCATTCATAAGATTGCCATCTTATTTAAGTGTAGTAGCTTCATCAACTAACAAAGTGATAAGCGAGTTAGAGAGAGCCGTTAGCACCAAAACATTGCAAACTTTGACAGAAGCCATGAAAACCCCTCAAGGTGCGGCTAATTTGTTGTCAACACTACCTGCTGCTGAACGAAGTCAAGTATTGAGACTATTGGCAGACCCTAGTCAATGGAGTCCAACACTAAGTTCTTCAGCAACCTTTGGCTTTAAAGGTGCTTTTGAGTCTGATGAGCAGTAATGAGAGACTTTGCCGAAGCATTTGTTGCGGCATTCTTTCTTGTTTGTTTTGTCATTTATTGTAGTTATATTATTGTTTGGGCATTTCCGTGATCGCCTTTCTCTTGGCGGCAACCATAGAGTACCGATGTATTAAGTGGACTTGGACTGGTGATGTTTACAACCGAAGGGTTGTGTGCATTAAGTGGGAGAGAAAGAAATGATTGATCCGATCACAGCTCTAGCTGGCATACAGTCAGCTATTTCGATGGTCAAGA